GACAGAGCAGAGGCAGCCTCCGAAATTCATTACTCCCTGCAAAATCGAAGTCCATGGTTTACTGGAACATTTAATACCGCTTGGCAGATAAAAGGTTCCCCTGTAGTTCCTTCAATACCTAGAAAAAATCCTGATGCTGCTGAAAAAACAAGTCGTGGTGCAGCAAAAAGGCATAAACCTATATACACTTCTTTAGTAAAAACACTTTATGTAGGTAACAAAGCCGAATATGCAGGATTTGTAATTAATGCTATGACAAGTCCTTACGAGCCAGGGCAGATGTATGAAGATTTATTTGCTCAAAAGCGTAAAACAACTCCAAAACCTAATACTCCTTTTTGGTATTATGTTTACCTAGGTAATCATTTTTTAGAAAAAGATATTAATAATGGATTTAAGATAGTTGGCTTCAAACCTAAACGAGGTTACACAATGCACAAGGGGCCTAGTGCTTAAATAGGTAGTTTGAGTTATACTACAAGAATAGATACAATTTTTTATGTCATCAGCAAGAGCAATCGACAAGCTAAAAGCAGCTTTTAGTGTCCAAGAACGCAGTAGTTACTCTATTTTAAAGGGCGAAGAGGTTATATTAAAGATATTTTGGTCGCCACTTACGATAGCTGACAGAGACACTATAAACAGTACACTAATAGCCATGAACAAAGGCAAAGAAGAAGGTAGTCTTGATTTTGCACTACAGGTTATTGTAACTAAGGCTGAAGATGAGGCAGGTGCAAAAATGTTTACAGCAGCCGATTTACCTGCACTAAGAAGAGAAATACCAATGTCAATTCTTTTGGACATGATGACTAAAATGCAGGGAGTGGGCGAGGAGGCTACTCCTGATGCCGTAAAAAGCTAAACTAAAAGACGATAACTTTACTTATCTTCAGTTTTTTATTGCAGAGACTCTTGGTTATACACTAAAGGAACTGAGAAATAAAATGTCTGTTGAAGAGCTATATGGATGGAGTGCCTACTTTGATTTAAAAACTGAAAGAGAAAACGAAGCCTACGAAAAAGCAAAAAGACAAGCCCAAACACGCAAAATACGCTAAACTTTTAATATTAATCTATTCTGTAAGAGTAAGTGGCATCAGAATATAGTGTAAATATAAAATTAAATACCCAACAAGTTAAAAAAGACTTACAGACAATAAAGGGCGAGATTGGCAAAGTTGGGCAGAAAACAAACAAGGGTTCTAAAGCAGCTTTAACAGATTCAGAAAAACAGCTAAAACACGAAATAGCAAAGACAAGAATAGTTAACGAAAGAATAGGTATAGAGACTCAATATAAAAAAATGAGATCTGCCATAGATGCAAAAGAAATAAGAGAGTTAGAAATAAAAAAGCACCTGTATAAATCAATTACTTCTGCTGGCGAAGGAGACTTGGATGTAGCCAAGAAGCATAATCTGGCAGCAAAACAAGTTATACTTGATACTCAAAAGGAATTAGCTTTAGAGAAAAAAGTAACAGGCGAAAAAGCAAAACAATTATCTTTAACGAAACAAGGTCCGACTTCATCCTTAACTTCCTTGGGTCGAGGAACACCTTTAGGTCTTAGCGGAGTAGAGGCTTTTCCCCAAACTAAAGATTTGGGTATGTTTGGCCCAAAACTATCTTTTATGGGACAGAAAACGGGTTTTGGTAGCTCGCCCATTTTAGGAAGTAAGGATCTTCCAGGATCTCCGAAAAGTATATTAGATGTAGCAAAACAAAATGCAGTACCAGTAAGGGGATCTAAAGATATATTTGGATCGCCAGCTTATTACGATGCAGCTAACAAAGAGGCACTCCGTATAGCTAAAGCTAATGCTATGCCCATTAAAGGTTTTAAATCTTTACCAGGCTCGCCAGCGTTTCATGAAGAGCAAGCCAAAAGACTTAAAAAGCTGAGAGGTGCTCCTACAGGATTTTCAGCAGCAGAATTTGGACCACAACAGCCAATGCAAGGTCCAGCAATGGGCCCAACTAGCATGGGGCTTAACTTTGACAAAAGAACAGGAAAATTATTAGCAGGTCCAGCAGGATCTAGTCCAAATACGTTTAGAAATTTAGGAAGAAGGTTTGACACACAAAGTGCGATGATAAGTGGTGGTTTTCCTCTGTTATTTGGTCAAGGTCCAGTAACCGCAGCAGCAGGAGCTTTAGGTGGTGGTATCGGTGGAATGTTCGGACAGATGGGTGGATTTGCTGGAGGTATCGCAGCCACAGCGTTAGTTCAATCAATAAACCAAGCTCTAACAGCAATGAGCGAATTAGGTAAAGCTATGGGTCCATTTACCCAAAACAGTCAGGCTTTAACAGATTCATTAGGTTTACAAGGTTCAGCCGAGGAAGCACGAATAAAACTAATAGAACAATCAGAAGGAAAGACAGCAGCCTTCAACGCTTCCATGCAATTAATGACTACTCGCATCGGAGAAGATGGAGTTAAAAATCTGGAAAAATTTGGTGAAACTACACGTTTACTTGGTAGTGAGATGTCTTTAGCCATAACTCAGTTACATGCACTTGGAGCAGGAATAGCTAATTTTGTTTTAAATATTACAGGATTAAAAGAAGGTTTAGAAGCATCAGCAGCTACTAGATCCGTGGCGGATGCAGCAGCACGAGGAGACACCGCAGCCCAAGGTCTTGTTGATAGAAGGAAACAAATTGAAGCAATGGGAGGACAAGGTGGAGAAGGAGCTAGAAAACAGGCTGCTTTAGATGTTCTTGAAGCCGAAGAAAAAATATTTGCAATCAGACAAAACACAATAATTCAAGCAGAAGTAATGGCAGGACAATTCAATTCCATGGTACGTTCATTAGAAGCTGAAAAAGAGGAAGCGGAAAGATTAGTGGAACTTAGAGAAGAAGGTCTAAACCCTGCAATCGCTAAAACCATTGCTGCCCTAGAAAAAGAAGCAAGTTTAGCTAAAACTCTTATAGATGCCGAAATAGAATTATTGCTTGCTGAACAAGCAAGAACAGGAGAATTGGGTGAAGCAGACCAAACAAGACTTACTACTTTAGAAGCACAAAAAGATAAAATAGATGAATCTGTTGAAGGCACTACTAAATTAGTAAAAGAAACTGAAAATTTAAATGACGCTGCCAACGAAACAGTAGACGCTTTCACTCAATTACGAGATACAATCGCTCAAGATATAGGTAATGGCTTAAAGGATTTAATTACAGGGGCTAAGAGTCTAAACGAGGTACTAAGTAACATACTGGCAAATATGGCAAATTCTTTTCTTAATTTAGGTATTTTTGGAAATATAGGAGGAACTTTTAAACCAGGTGAAGGTTTATTAGGAAGAATATTTCCTAAAGCAGATGGTGGTCCTGTAAAAGCTGGCGGCAAGTATGTAGTAGGAGAACGTGGCCCAGAATTATTTAGCCCAACTCGTTCTGGAATGATTACACCAAACCATGCACTTGGAGGTACAACAAGCGTCAACGTAAATGTAGATGCCTCTGGATCGTCTGTAGAAGGAGATGGAAGTCAAGCAGAGCAGTTAGGAGAAGCAATATCACAGGCTATACAGGCAGAATTAATACAACAAAAAAGACCTGGGGGTATATTATATAGCTAATGGCCAACCTACCTAACACAGCAGCAGGTACAGCTTTTGTACCAAAATATAACTTTAAGAAGTCAAACGCACCAAATACTCGTGTTGTTTCTTTTGGTGATGGCTATGAACATCGAGTTTCTTTTGGCCTTAATCAAAATGCAAAAATATTTAATTTAACTTTTGAAGTAAGCGAAGCTGATGCGGATACACTAACCAACTTTCTAGACGAAAGAGCCGTTGATGGTGCAAATTTTACTTATACAGTTCCAGGTGAAAGTGCTATGAATTTTGTTTTAGAACGTGGTTACAACAAGAATGTACCTTTTTTAGGCAGAGCAAGAGTGCAGGTTACATTTAGGCAAGTATTTGAGCCATCTTCATAATGCCAATACCCGTATCCAGTTTACAATCTGTTAATCCTAGCCCAATTATTGAACTGT